AAAGGGTAGAAAAAATAGAATTTGTAAAAATATCAGTTTTAGAAGAATATGAATATGAACTACAATCAGGTATAGACGATTTAAGTAAGTTTGCAAATGACGCAACAGAAGCAATAGCAAAAGGTGTAAGAGAATTAAACAGATTAGACGCAGTTCATAGAATAGCAAAAAAAAGATATGCAGAAGCAGAAAAAGCTGCAAAAGATTTAGGAGTTAAAGTACCACAATTACAAAGATTAGAAAAAAGAATAAAAGAATACGAGCAACGAAGAAAATCATTAATCAAGGTTTTAAAATAAGCAAAATCAAATAACAAATTAATAATTCTATTATATACTAAAGACTTTAAAAAATGGATTTAAAAAAACAAATATTATCAGCATTAGGTTTAGACAAAGAAGAAGAAATAAACCTAGAATTTCAAGCTAAACTTATTGACGGTACTATTGTCGTTTCAAAAGCAGATGAACTTGCAGAAGGCGTAGAAGTAATGATACTAGCCGAAGACGGTAGCACAATGCCTGTTCCAGTAGGTATTTACGAAACAGAAGACGGTATAGAATTTAAGGTGGAAAAAGAAGGTATCGTAGCGTCAATGGAGAAAAAAGAAACTGAAGAAGAAGAAGAAGAAAAAGAAGAAGTTGAAGCAGTAGAAGAAGAAGAAATGTCAGAGGAAACAGAAGAAGTAGAAAACGAAAACTTTGACAAAAACGCACTTATTGAAGAAATAGGTGTAGTAATTAAAGAACTTCTAGAAGAAGTAAGATCAGACGTGTCAAGACTTTCAGCAGAACTTGAAGAGATGAAAGACATAAATGGTGAACTAACTACTGAAAAAGAGGAATTACAATCACAAATCGTAGAATTATCTAAAGAACCTGCAACTAAACCAGTTGAGGTTTCTAAATTCAACGAAACAAAAATAAACACTAAACCTTATGCTAATATGAACAGCAAAGAAAGGTTTTTTTATAACTTAAATAAATAATAATTAAATAATAACAAAATGAGTTTTTCAATAACTAGTAATTTTACAGGCGATCACGCAGGTCAGTATATTGGCGCAGCGTTAAAATCGTCTAAGTCATTAGAATTTTTGACTGTACTTGAGAATATCAAGTTTAAAAGAAACATCAGTAAAGTAAGCACTACAGGTATGATTGCAGACGCTACTTGTGATTTTACAGACGCAGGCACACTTACTTTAACTGAAAGAGTATTAACACCAAAACAACTACAAATTAATGTAGACCTTTGTAAAAAAGACCTATTAGCAGACTTTCAAGCATTAAGAATGCAAGCAGGTAGACACAACGACGGTATGGCAGACGACTTTGCAGCGTTTGTAATGTCTTACTTATCGTCTACTATTGCAGACTATGTAGAAACTAATATTTGGGCAGGAAACGGTGGTACAAATGAATTTACAGGATTTATGCACCCGTCAGACGGAACTTTTGCAGGTGATACTGTTGTAGATGTAGATAATTCAGCAGGAGCAGGAGTAGGTTATACTGTAGCAAGTATAGATGACGACCTAAATGCACTTGTAAACGCAATACCTTCTGCAATATATACTAAAGAAGATTTATATATTTATATGTCAGTAGCGTCTTACAGACTTTACTTAGCTAACCAAGCAGCAGCAGGTTACGAAAGACTATACAATATGGGTGACGGTTTCAAGCCAATGTTTAACGGTGTTAAGATTGCAGTTTGTCCAGGTATGGTAGACAACAAAATGGTTGCAGCACAACAATCTAATTTATTCTTCGGTACAGACTTAGTTTCTGACCACACAGAATTAAAAATGTTAGATATGGGTGACTTAGACGGATCTGACAACATCAGAGTAGTAGCTAAGTTTACAGCAGGTTGCCAACACGCACAAGGTAGCGAAATAGTAAGAATAGACTAATAATTAACTTGCAGTAAGAGAGGGTGTTAAAACCCTCTTAAACTGCCTTAAAACAATAAATATGGCTTGTGAATTAACAACAGGGAGACAATTAGATTGTAGAGACACCGTAGGTGGTGTAAAGGCAGTATACTTTGTGCAACACGCAGACGCAGCTATAAATGGTAACAACGCAGGTGCAGGTATTGAACCAGCATCAGGTACTATTACAGACTTAGATTTATCAGGTAGTGGTACAGGACAAGAGCTATTTAAGTACGAGTTAGTTAGGGGTACAGGATCATTTACAGAGACTATCACAGGTAGTACAGAAAATGGTACAATATTCTTTGACCAGTCAGTAAACATTAAACTACACAAACTAAGCGTAGCAGACAGAAACGAAATAAAACTTTTATCAAGAAATAAATTAATTGTATTTGTAGAATTAAATCAAATCAATACATCAGGTAAAAGAGTTATAGTCGCTTTAGGTTTAGAGAATGGTTTAGAGCTTAATGCCGGTACTAACGCATCAGGTGCAGCTCTAGGTGATATGTCAGGTTCAGACCTTACATTTAGTGGACAAGAAAGCTACCCTGCTTGTATTGTCGCAGACTACACAAGCGTACCGTTTGACAATTCAGCGTTTACAGCAACAGTAACTACAACATAATATATGTTTTCATAAATAAAGAAGGGTGGTATTTTACCACCTTTTTTTTTGTTTATAAAATAAATTACACGTTTTTCTATTATATAGTATGCAACACGTTACTTACGGTTCTACAGCTACGTTTAATGTCACGACAGAAGACAAAAGAATAGATACAAGTGTACCAAGTTCGCAGATTAGATTTTTAGTAAAACTAACTAATGATCTGTCAGGCACAGTAAAATACGCATACGGACAAAACCAAACAATTAGAGATAGGTATACAGATTTTACTTTGACACATAACACAGTAGAAATAATATTTAGTGGTCTAATAAATTTAAAACCTTATGGTTTTTGGAAATACGAATTATATGAAGTTAGTTTCAATGGTACAGTACCTACATTAGATGCAAACACAGCACCTATTAGTGAAACAGACGTAGCAAATGACACAGGTAGTGTACACGGAACAGTAAAAGGTTTAGTAGAACAAGGCAAATTATTAGTAAGCGAAACAGTAGGTAGTGA